ACATCGAGAGGTGTAAGCACGGTTTGGGAGGGGCTTTGTGCAAACCTGTCATCGAAAGATGATAAGGCGGCACACTGCTACCTCACGAACGAAAATTGGTGGAAGCATTGGAGGAAGAGAGCATTTTCCGCCAGATGGCAACAGTCATCAAAACTTCCAACGGCGACCGCAAGATTCCGATTGTGACTTCCAAGGGCGAGGCTGTCTGGATGGACGAGGAACAGCAGTATTCTCTTTCTGATGATACATTTGGGCAGGCATCGCTTTCCGCATATAAGCTTGGAACAGCGATCAAAATTTCCGAAGAACTCCTTAACGATTCTGTATTTGATTTGCCATCCTACATCGCAAAGGAGTTTGCAAGAAGAATCGGTGCAAAGGAAGAAGAGGCGTTCTTCGTTGGTGATGGCAAGGGAAAACCGACCGGTATTTTCAATGCAACAGGCGGTGCGGAAGACGGCACTTCCACCACAGGTGCAAGCATCACATTTGATGATGTGATGGAACTCTTCTATTCTCTGAGAAGTCCGTACCGCAAGAAAGCAGTGTGGGTGCTCAATGATTCCACGGTGAAGGCACTTCGAAAGTTGAAGGACAATACAGGTAACTATATCTGGAATCCGTCTGTGCAGGCTGGTGTGCCGGATACCATTCTGAATCGTCCTTACAAGACATCCAGCTATGTGCCGGAAATCAAGGCAGGCAACAAGTGCATGGCATTCGGCGACTTTAGCTATTACTGGGTAGCTGATAGACAGGGACGCTCTTTCAAGAGACTGAATGAACTCTTTGCTATGACAGGTCAGGTTGGTTTTCTTGCTTCGCAGCGTTTGGACGGCAAGTTGATTCTTCCAGAAGCAATCAAGACACTCACCATTAAGAAAGCGTGATGCTATGATTACGCTGAAAGAGGCGAAAAACTATCTGAGAGTGGATTATGAGGAGGACGATAGTCTGATTCAGAATCTGCTTTCCACAGCAAAAAATCTGGTGATGGACGTTGGCAGAATGGACGAATCCGCACTTGCTGAAAATGAAGATACCGTGCGGACTGCGATGCTTTTCGCACTTGGGTATCTTTATGAAAACAGGAGTTCTCCGGATTATCAGAAACTGACCTTAAATCTGCGTTCTATTTTGTTTGCACAGAGAGAGGGTGTGATGTAATGGAAATCGGAACTTTGAATCAGCGAATCACCTTTCTGGAGAATCGTGTCGTTACCGATGAAATCGGCAATCACACTGCCATGTGGGACGAAGCTTTTTCCTGCTGGGCAAAAGTGACTTTGAAAGCTTCTGCGGAGCATACGGACGCTGGTATGACCAAAGAAACACAGACACTGGAATTCCTCATTCGGCAAAACCAGCACTGGATGCCGTCTGTAACAGGCAATCGAATCTTGTTTCGGGATGTCACATACAACATCACCAGTGTTACACCGGATTATCTGCACAAGGATTATCTGAAACTTACTGCAGAAGCCAGAAAGGCAGGACAAAATGACCAGTATTGACAATCTTGCAGAGGAAATCATGCAGGGCTTGCAGGAGTATGCAGACCTTGCAGATACCGCCATGAAAAAGGCTGTCCGGAAATCTGCCACACAAGTGAAAAACGAAATCTCCGCCAATGCTCCGAGGGACACTGGAAAATATGCAAAAAGTTGGGCAACGAAAAAGACTGGTGAAAACAGTCACTCTTTGGAGATGACTGTCCACAGCAAGAATCGTTACCAGCTGGCACACCTTTTGGAAAAGGGACACGCCAAGCGTGGCGGCGGTCGGGTATCCGGCAAACCGCATATTGCTCCTGCGGAAGAAAACGGTGTACAGTTGCTGGAGCATTTAATCGAGGGGGCTTTGTCATGACCTACGAACAAATCGCAGAAATGATGGAAGAGATGGGACTGCCTTTCGCCTACCATCATTTTGCCGAGGGCGAGAGTCCTGCACCGCCTTTTTTGCTGTTTTTATCTCCCGGAGAGAATACATTTTCTGCGGATAATTTAGCATATTTCAGTTGCAAACAGCTGGACATTGAATTGTACACAGACAAAAAGCAGCCGGAATTGGAAGAACAGGTGGAGACAGTGCTTTCCCAGCACGAGATTTATTATACAAAAACAGAAACATTCATTGATTCGGAAGAATTGTATGAAGTACTCTATGAGATGGATGCCTGAGTCCGAGGCAGGATGCTGCACGAGGACGAATGGTATGCCGACATTAGATTTTAGGAGGCTGGTATATATATGGCAATGGAGAAAAACAAGGTAAAATTCGGTCTGAACAAAGTTCACTATGCAAAAATCACCTCTTATGATGAAGAAGGCGTGCCGACTTTTGCAAAGCCAGTTCGCATTCCCGGTGCAGTGTCGCTGTCTATTGATGCAGAAGGTGAAGCATCCAATTTTTACGCTGACGATGGCGTGTACTATGTGATCAACAATAACTCTGGTTACACCGGCGATCTTGAAATCGCACTGGTTCCGCTTGAGTTTGCGACAGACATTCTCGGTGAGAAACTGGATGAAAAGGGCGTTCTCACGGAAACCAATACTGCAGAAGTATCGCAGTTTGCACTGCTGTTTGAATTCAGCGGCGATAAGAATAAAATTCGGCACTGTCTGTTCTGCTGCTCTGCCTCTCGTCCGGCAACAGAATCCAGCACCATTGAGGACGAAAAGGAAGTTAAAACAGAAACGCTGTCTTTGACCGCAACGGCGTTGAACAGTGGTTTGGTAAAAACTAAAACCTGTGAGAAAACGGATGCCGAGGTTTATGAGAGCTGGTACAAGGCGGTATATATGCCCAATCTGGCTGCCGCTGTACAGAGTGGTAAGGCATCCGCAGCATCTGTGAAAGCGTAAGGAGGGTGCAGTATGGCAATTCAGAAGAACATCACCATTGATGGGATTGATGTGCCGTTTAAGGCAAGTGCGGCAGTCCCCAGACTGTATCGTCTGAAATTTCGTAGAGATATTTATCAGGATTTTGCAGCACTGCAAAAGTCTGTGGGAGAAAATACAGAGGAATCCTCCGCACTGGATATTGAAAGCCTTGAAGTGTTTGAGAACATCGCCTACATCATGGCAAAACACGCTGACCCAGCCGTTCCGGCTTCTCCGGATGAATGGCTGGAACAGTTCAACACGTTCAGCATTTACGAAATCTTGCCGCAGCTGATCGACCTCTGGGGTTTAAACGTAGAAACACAGGTCAAGTCTAAAAAAAACATCGCCCGATTGACCGACCGATGACCACACCGCTGTTTTTGTTGCGGTGCGTTCAGCTTGGTTTGTCAATGGACGATTTGGATTTTTTGACCATTGGTCTGGTGAATGATATGTTCACCGAACGAGAGAATGACGAATACAAATATCATATGTTAGCGGATCAGAGTGACTTTGATAAATTTTGATAAGGGGGTGAGATTGTATGGCTAATCGAATCAAGGGCATCACTGTAGAAATCGGCGGTGATACCACCAAGTTGTCCAAGGCACTGGAAGGTGTTAACAAGGACATCAAAGGCACGCAGACGCAGCTGAAAGATGTCCAGAAGTTGCTGAAGCTTGATCCGACCAACACAGAACTTTTATCCCAGAAGCACAAACTGCTGGCGGATGCGGTGACAGCTACCAAAGAAAAGCTGGAAGTGCTGAAAACTGCCGCAGAACAGGCAAATACGGCTCTTGCAAATGGCGAAATTTCCCAGCAGCAGTATGATGCACTACAGCGTGAGATCATCGAAACCGAAAACGAACTGAAACGCCTGACCACAGAAGCAAACAACTCTCACACCGCCTTGGAAAAGATGGGCGTTCTAGGTGAAACGCTGCAGTCAGCCGGGGACAAGATTTCCGGTGTAGGACAAAAGCTGCTGCCGGTCACCGCCGGTGTCACGGCTCTGGGAACCATTGCCGTGAAAACTGGTGCGGATTTCGATTCTGCCATGTCAAAGGTGGCAGCTGTTTCGGGTGCGACCGGTTCAGAGATGGATGCTCTCCGGGAAAAAGCACGTGAAATGGGCAGTAAAACGAAGTTCTCTGCAAGTGAGGCAGCGGATGCTATGAACTACATGGCGATGGCAGGCTGGAAGACCAGCGATATGCTTAACGGTATTGAGGGCATTATGAATCTTGCTGCTGCATCAGGTGAGGATTTAGCAACAACGTCCGACATTGTTACAGATGCTCTCACTGCTTTTGGCTTAAAAGCGGAAGATAGTGGACATTTTGCGGATATTTTAGCGGCTGCATCAAGCAACGCCAATACCAACGTCAGCATGATGGGTGAAACTTTCAAGTATGCTGCTCCGGTACTGGGTTCTTTGGGATATTCTGCTGAAGACTCTGCCATTGCCATCGGACTAATGGCAAACGCCGGTATCAAATCCTCGCAGGCTGGTACAGCACTGCGTGCTGCCATCACCAATCTGGCAAAGCCGACAGATACGGTAGCATCTGCCATGGAACAGTACGGCATTTCTCTGACAGATAGTTCTGGCAAGATGTACTCTTTACGGGAACTCATGGAACAACTCCGACAGAAATTGGGCAGATTGTCTGAGGCAGAACAGGCACAGGCTGCTGCCTCGCTGTTTGGCAAAGAGGCCATGTCCGGTATGCTGGCGATCATCAACGGTTCCCCGGCGGATTTTGAAAAGCTGTCCAATGCTATTGACACTTGCTCGGATACAGTAGACGGCTACAATGGCACAACTGAAAAAATGGCAGCGGTCATGCAGGATAACCTTGCCGGACAAGTAACCATCTTAAAGTCCCAGCTGGAAGAACTGGCAATCAGTTTTAGTGATATTCTGATGCCTACCATTCGCTCCATTGTTTCCCGTATTCAGGAACTGGTGGACAAGCTGAATCAACTGGATCCGCAGACCAAAGAAACCATTGCGAAAATTGCACTGGTGGCTGCTGCTCTGGGTCCGATGCTGGTGGTGCTTGGAAAGACCATCTCCAGTGTGGGAACCGTCTTTTCCGCAGTGTCCAAACTGCCTGCCCTTTTCTCGGCTGTGCAAGGTGGCATCGGAGCTATTACCGGAGCGTTGGGTGTGTCATTAGGTCCGCTGCTTGCCATCATCGCAGCTGTTGCCGCTTTGGTGGCTGCCTTTGTGCATCTCTGGAAAACCAATGACGAATTCAAAAGCAACATCATCGCTATCTGGGAACAGATCAAAAGCACCTTTACTGGATTGACACAGGGCATCACTGACCGGCTAAATGCTCTGGGATTCGACTTTGAGAGTTTCACCGATGTGCTGAAAGCGGCGTGGGACGGGCTGTGCAATCTGCTGGCTCCTATTTTTGAAGGCGTTTTTCAGAATATCTCCAACATCTTTTCAGAGTTTACTGGCGTTCTTCTGGGGCTGCTGGACGTTCTGATCGGTCTGTTCACTGGTGACTGGGAGCAATGCTGGGACGGCATCAAGGGAATTTTTACCTCTATCTGGAATTTCATTGTCAACTCGTTCCGCAATATCATGAATACCCTGAAAGGCATTGCAGATGTGGTGCTGGGGTGGTTCGGAACAAGCTGGAACGAAGTCTGGACTTCCATCAAGACATTTTTTGTGGACACATGGAACAGCATTGCTTCCTTCTTCACGGGAATTGTTACTGGAATCCGGGACTTTTTCGTCAACACCTGGACGTCTATTTCCAATGCCTTCACCGCTATTGTCACTGCCATTCAGACGGTGGCAACGACCGTATTTACGGCGATTCGGGATTTCTTCACCACTATTTTTACAGCGATCTACAACTTTTTCAGTACGATTTTCAATGCCATTTACAATGTGGTTTCTACGGTTTTTCAGGCAATTCATAACGTCATTACGACCGTTTGGAATGCCATTTACACCACCTTAGAACCGCTGATCACAGCATTCGGCTATCTGTTTCAGACGATTTTTGAAGCCATTCAGATCATTGTGGGCAGAGTCATGGACTGGATCTCGGAGAAGATCCGTGCCATTTGGAATGCAATCGTGGCGTTTTTAACACCGATTTTAGAAGGCATCCGAACGACATTTGAAACCATCTGGAACGCCATTTCTACTACAATTTCCACGGTCTTGACGGCAATTCAAGATGTAGTGACTACGGTTTGGAATGCGGTATCTGGTTTCATTTCGTCTGTCTTGTCTGCGATCTGGAACGTAGTTTCTTCCATCTGGAACAGCATCTCCGGCACAATTTCCAGTGTAATGAATGCCATTTTTTCTGTGGTATCCTCTATCTGGAATCAAATTTCTTCTGCGGTTTCCAATGTTCTGAACGCCATCCGGTCAGTAGTATCTAACGTCTGGAACAGCATCAAGAGCACCATTTCCAACGTGATGCAGAGCATTTCTTCTACGGTGTCCAGCATCTGGGACAATATTCGTTCTGCGGTTTCCGACAAAATCAGCGGCATCAAATCCACCATTCAGAATGGATTCGATGCCGCTGTGGGATATATCAAGGGATTGGCTTCGGATGCCTGGAACTGGGGACGGGACATTATTCAGGGCATCATTGACGGCATTCAGAGTGCCATTGGCTGGCTGGCGGACTGCGTTACAGACGTTGCTGATACCATTCGGGATTTCCTGCACTTCTCCGTGCCGGATAAAGGACCGCTGACGGACTACGAGAGCTGGATGCCGGACTTTATGAAAGGACTGGCAGACGGCATCGACAAAAGCAAGAAGTATGTGGAGAAAGCCGTGGGCGGTGTGGCGAAAGCCATGCAGCTGACCATGGATTCTGATTTGAATTACAGCTTGCATGGGATTTCCGGAGCAATGCTGCCAGATAGTTCCGGTGGGACGGTGAACAATTATTACAACACGGACAACCGGAAAACGGTGAATCAGACGAATCAATCGCCGAAGGCACTGTCACGGTTGGAGATTTATCGGTTGACACGGAATGCGTTGAATGTGTAATGGGGGTGTGTAATGTATTTTTCTCTGGTTTTAGAAAATGAAAACGGTGAACGATTAGATATGACCGCCACCGCCAACCAATACATGACCTCCAAAATCGAAGGTCTGAATCCGCCTGCCGGAACGATTTCCACTTCTTCTTACGCAGGCATGAACGGCAGCTACCTGAACAACGCTTTCATCGAAAAGCGAAACGTGGTCATTTCCTTTGCCATGCGTGGCATTGGGATCGAGAAACGGCGGCATCAGCTGTATCATGTGGTCAAGCCGTCCCGATACATCAAGATCTGGTACAAGACGGCGAACATCGATGTCTATGCCGAAGGGTATGTAGGAACCTGCGAGGTGTCAAATTTCGAGCAGCAGATCAGCGGACAGATCTCCATTCTCTGTCCGGACATTTACTGGTACAGTCGGGATATTTTCTATGCCTATTACAGCGGCATCACCGGAGCATTTCACTTTCCCTTTCCGGAGAGCGATGCTCCGTTTCCTTTGGGTGTGTACTCCAACAGTAATCTGTTCTCTATCACCAATGATGGCGATGAAACCGGATTCACGCTGCGAATCGAGGCATTGCCCAGCGACATTCCACAGGAAGTGGTGGCAGTGACACCGACCATCTACAACGAAAACGGCGAGTATCTGCAAATCAAAGGCGATATTCTGACCGGCGATGTCATTACGGTTACCACGAAAACCGGAAACAAGACCGTTACGCTGACACGCAATGGTGTGGACAGCAACATCCTGAACCGGTTGGTTTCCGGCTCGACTTGGCTGACCTTGAAGGAAGGCACAAATACTTTTCGGGTCGAGGCAGTTCGTGGGGTGAAAAAACTGCGAGTGACATTGATGCACCGCAATTCTTATCTGGGAGTGTGAAAATTGCAGTTGGAAATTTACAACCTTATCGCAGAAGAAAACCGCATTTCCATTTCTTTGGAAGCCATCTGCGACAGTTATTCTTCGCTTCTGTGGGACATTGAGTTCTACCAGTGCGGCTGTTTTGAGGTGTATATCGCTGCCAGTCCGCAGAATGTATCTATCTTTCAGCGTGGCAGAATTGTGGCAAGGAGTGATGATGCCCAGCATTTTGGCATCATTGAATCTCTGCAATTGGAGACCGATACTGAAAAGGGCGATTATCTGACGGTCACCGGACGGTTTCTTGCCTGTCTGCTGGAACGAAGAATCATCTATCCCACCATCACCGCAAACGGCAGCTATGAGGACATCGTCCGCAAGGTGCTGTCCCGCAATGTGATTTCTGCCGGAATCCGCAATCTGCCCGGTTTTTCCATGGGAATGGTTTCCGGTGACTGCTGG